TGGATGACAGGGTTGTAAGCGCACCAGATGCCACCTTGACTGAGGCGTTGGCGGTGATTGCATAGTTGTTGCCGTTGACCAAGACAATGTAGCCACTCTGTCCTGCCGTAATGTTGGCAAACGATATGGTGACGTTTGCACTGGGCGTACAAGCAAAGTTGTTGGTTGTATTCATGTCAAACGCCGCAGTGTTAGCGTTTGTTACCGTGCCACGCTCAGACGCTGTAAAGGTCTGTGAGGCGTTCAGTACGGCGATGTTAGCGCCAGACAGGGATGTAGCACCGGTGCCTCCCTGAGCGGTTGTAATGGGAGTTGTAACGCTTGTAACGGTGGCATTGACAAGGTTGATGTTGTTAAGGGTGCTAATCGTACCGCCAAGGCTAACTGCCGTATTACCGATTGTGACGTTGGAGTTAGCTAGCAGGCTGTTAGGAAAAGCAGTCGCCGCACTTGTGACCGTCACATTCACAAGATTCAGGTTGTTCATTGTGGTAATGGTGTTACCCAACTGAACAGCGGTATTACCGATTGTGATGGCGGTATTGAAGTTGCTATCAAGCTGGCTAAGGGGGATAGCCGTGGTAGCGTTGGCAAAGGCGTAAGGGACGGTCATGGTCTTTCCTTAGAATCTGACTCTTAGTTCGTGTTCAAACTCGATAGTGTTCATCGTAAACGGCGCTGAATTAGATGTAATAGTTAACCCAAGATACTTTCCAAACTGTTGTGCATCTGATTTATACAATGTATATCCTGTGCCACCAGTCCAAGCGACAGTTGCTGAACTATTATTTATCCAGCTAATTGTCTGATTCAGATTGTTATACCATGTCACATAGTTGCCGACAACATAGGTAGGGGAGCTATTTGTCTCTGAATCTACGGTGACGTTAAGGATGGTGCCTGCGTTGGTTGTAGCCTCAATTCCGAACTTGAGAGCCTGTTTAGTGCGGATTGGGTCTCCCATTGGCAACAAGGCGGTCTGAACAGTAGCCGCCGTGCCAGTCGTATTGTCGGTGTACAAAGTTCTGAAGTTTGTACCAGTCGTGCCATAGGCGTTGACAAGCCCACCTACGGGGCTAGACACCATGTAGCGCAGGCTGTCTCCTTGGTTGGTCAGGAACCACTTTTTCTCAAAGAAGATTGCCTGTACGTAGCGGCTCTGCCCTGTGTAGTAGGTGGTGCGGAAGTTAAACGCAGCGCACAAGATGTTGTTGATAAGGACTTGACAGGCTGAGACGGGGTAGGAGAAATCAATCAGCGGGAAGATGCCATCCAAGGCGTCGCTGATCTTGCTAGTCGTAGAACCAACCAAGGCGTACATCCCGTAGCGGTTCATAAACAGGATAGAGCGGAAATACGGGAAGATGGCAAACTTGAGCGTCGAGCCAATCGATGCCGAGATGTTGGTGTTGGAGAAAAGCGTAGAGCCATTGACGCTGCTGACCCTGACATCTGAGAACACGTTGATGCTGTCTGAGCCAAAGACATACAAGAAGTTGTTAGCGCTCACTAACTGGGTGATGTCGTTGTGCAGCGTAGAGTCGGTGATGGTGATGTTGCCAGCCGACACCGAGCCAAAGTCATTGTAAGAGTCAGCGGCTGAGTAGTAGACTGTCCTCTTATCAGCGATCCAAACCCGACCCGAAAACGTAGCAATAGAGGAGCCGACTTGAGAGAAAAGCGTGGAGGTGGCGGTAGCGTTACCTGTCGAGAAACTGACATTTGGAGCGCTGGTGTAGCCGGAACCGGGGTTCGTTATCGTTACGGAGCTTACAGCATTGCCCGAGAGGGTCGCAGTCGCAGTCGCCTGTACGCCACCCGTTTCTCCCGGCGCACTGATGACTACGTTGGGCGCAGAGGTGTAACCCGAACCGCCAGAAGTGATGGTTACAGAAAGCACGCTCCCTACGCTAACAAGGTTCGCACCATTCCACGTTTTGTAGCCCTTTACGGGGTCTATGAAGAGCGCCCTCTCGTTCTTCCACTGTGTGACCTGCACACCACTATTGGAGAAAGTTGACGCATTGGCGATGTTGCCAAGGGTGTTGCCAGCCGTCAGGTTGACATACTGACAGGCACCGTTGTCAAGCATGGCAATCACAACGTCTGATGCCACATTAGCGATGCTGAGGCTTACCGAGTGTAGGCTGACGACGTTGGAGGAGAAGGCAACGTTGGCAACGGTGTTAGCCGCTGGCGTGATCTTGAGGTTGGCAAAACCGACTGGCATGGCGTTCTCAAGATAGGAGAACTCATCCTGCCCGATTGCGGTTCTGTTTGCCTTGGTATTGACGCCCTTAAAATCTTTACTGACGTGATACCGCTTTTGTTGTTCAGCGGGTTGCGCCATGTCTTACCTATCGCTAAACGAATACGGGCTATACATACGACGGGTGAAGGTGCTGTTAAGAACCGACTGCACCTGTGACTTGTACTCTGCCTTGAAGATTTCAGCCTCGCCATAGGCTTGCTCTTGGTACTTGGCTAGGTAGGCAGCATAGAACTTAACCACGCTCGTGTAGGGGTCTTGGATGACGTCTACGGTGTTGTCAGCCACCAACTCGTCTGGCAGGACAACCGTATCCAACTCAGCCACGTAAGTCTGGTCGGGAACGGGCTGCACGTAGATTTGATTCTGCCCGTAGTAGGAGAAAGCAATGGGTCTGCCAACGTAGTTCTGCCAGTAGCGCAGTTCTGTGTTGAACTGAGTCCACGGACGGTACATCAAAGGCACCCGACTGTTACCCCAGTAGATGTTGACGTTCAGCGTATCAAGGTTGCGGCTAGGCGTTGTAGAAAGCGTCCCAGTAGCCGTGGCATTGCCAGTCATCGTGATTGTGGGGGCAACAGAGTAGCCAGAGCCGGGGTTGGTAACGGCAATCGAGGCAACGCCACCAGTTGTGTTTAGAACGGCAACGGCAGTAGCGGGGACGCCGAGTGCAGAGCTTGGTGACGATACTGTGACCGTAGGTGCTGTCGTGTAGCCTGACCCGGCACTCGTAACTGTAACACTACCCAAGTATCCGTTGGGAAGGTCATTGAGATTAAATGTTTCTACGTTCTGTAGAAGGTTGACCTGACGGATATAGCGCAGGCAACCAGTATCCCGCACCGTTCTCTCACGGGCAGAATTGATGTATGCGGTTAGGTCTTGGTTAGACCAAAAGTTTCCATTGGCGTCGTGGAGCAAGCGCCGCACTTCTGTAATGTAACCTGACAGCGTTGCCATTGAGACTCCATTATTTTAGAACTTCAACCCGAAAGAGTGATTACTCACTCTAACGGGCATCCATTCCCACCGGGGCTGATAAGTGGCCTTTACAGGGCGACAATGTCGCCGTACAAAGCAATGTCACACGTTTGTGCAACGTTGCCCGTTGATACGTTTACATACAACACACGAGCCGTCTGAACGTTCGCATTGGCGGCGGTAGCAAGCGTCAGGTCTACAAACTTACCTGATACTGCGTTAGCGCCAAGGGCGGCATCCGAAACAATCGCAGTGCCTCCACCGCTAGCAGCGGTGAAGACGCCTACGTTTGCGTTTGCCGTACCAGAGAAGTTAGACAGGGTGATGCGCCGCACGATGAACTTAGTTGCCTCCTGAACGACAAGGGTCGTCACATCGCCCGTGGCAGCAAGACTGACAGTCTGCTTCAGGGAGAGTCGACGATTACCAAATTCGTCAGGGTAGTTTGTGGCTACGGCGTTTGCATCCATGTCAGTTCTCCTTAGGTGTTGTACTGACCGGTTGCGTTAGTAGACGGGTTGATCGTCAGCGAGGTGATGGACTTGGCGTTAGCCTCAGCGTTGTTCAGACGCACGTTCACACCATCGGAGATAAGCATACCGCCCGTGTTGTTTGCAAGCAGGAGCGACCACGTGTTTCCAGTAGAAGCAGTCTGGATTTGCACGTTGACGTTAGCCGTGTTGGGCAGGAGGTACGTACCTGCCGGGATCAACAGCGTTGTGCTTGCATTAACGTTAAGAAGCGCTACCTGAAAATAGGCACCAGCCGAGTTAGCGTTGGCGCCAGAGAGAACAATTTTGTTAAGAGCCAATGTCATTTTTTTCTCTCCTTACAGGCTGAGGTAGTTGTAACCACTGACCACAGTCATCGACTTGGGCTTCGTGGATACGAGTTCTGCGATCATCAGCACTGCGCCAACATAACCGATCTGCCAGTTGGGGAGCGTGGACT